TTTTGAGTGTAGATCTTTTACCTGTAGCCGCACGTTTTTCTTTAGCAAGTTTTAACTTTGCTTCTTGACGTTGTCTTTTATAAGTTAAGTGTGATATACCGTTTTGAGACATTATTTGTCAAAGTTATGTAATACTGTTACAGGCTTTCCTAATGGAACTGCTGTTGTAAACTGTATGTAATAACCTGCGGCTTTTCCTGCCGGGTTCTGTACCAGTGTGTAGTTTGTTGTTGATAATTGAAATACGTTTTCTACCAATACTAAAACGTTCTGTGCCGCACTAGGAACTGGAAAAGCACTATCGCCACTTGCTAATGGTCCAAACACTGTTTCAGATCCATCGCCATTACCTAAACTTTGTTGTGTAATTGTAGTAGGTTCCTGTAATCTAATTGGCTTCCAAACACCTGACTGATAAAATTCTACATAATTTTCTTGAGTATTGTATCTTATCTGTCCAATTTGGGCAGTATTAGGTCTTTGTGCATTATTTCCTCTTGGTATGTTTAAAGAGTTTGTAGACTCCATGCGTACACCTTCATCGGCATCGAAATAAATTCCTTTACCGTGTTGGATACCACGTATATTAGTAGTTTGAGCCTTCAAAAATTTCATCTTATACCTCTAAAAAACTTACAGTTGCTGACAAATTTAATGGAGCCTGTGATACAGCAACAATGGAATCACCTGCACTCAATACCATCTTCTCTGTGTCAAAAGTAAATGTTTCTGCACCAGTAACATTTATTTCTTTACAAACTTGATTCACTGCACCAATACTTTGTCCTTGTGGTACAAAGTGTAAATCAAATTTACTGTCATTTGATCCTGTTGGATCTTCTGCCGCAGTGTTACATACCATTAAAGTCAAAATAGCATACTGTTTCCCAGATGGTACAACTACGAGATTTGTGTTAGTTGAACCAATTAATGAATTTGCTAGTGCCATTTGTCCTCCTTAAAATAACATTCCATAAAGTAGCGATCTATTTCTACTTATTAATTCGTCTCTTTCACTAGTACTATTTACATAATAGATACCAGTATTTCCATTGCCTTCGGCTTTAGCATATATTTTTACACCATCTGTTGGAGCCGCAGGATCCAATATAGAGTCATCTAATCCTGGTGTTGAATTTATGTGTAATGTATCATCAATTCTGATACTTCCAGTTCCTGGAGATTCTAAAACTAAATCACTGTTACTAAGATATGAACTAATTGTAGAACCTTTAAACATTATGTCAAATAATTCTGTTCTTTCCTCAAAGAATGTGCTAGTACGTTGGCCATTAATATCTATCATTGCCTGCGATATAGTACTGTCTTCGCTTATATCAGTTACTTTTACAACTGTGTCACCGCTTGTGATTTGAGGACTTGAAAATCCTAAAAAAGCATTTTTAATTCTATCGACTACAAATTTTCTGTTTGGAATGTCATCATCAAATTGAACTTGATTTTCGTAGTCTGCTGTTCCAGATACATTAATAACACCTGTACCTTGATTGATTAAATTTAAATTTGATCCGCCTGTTGCAATATGTGTAAGAAAAAATCCTACGTTATCATTATTTTCATCTTTAAACTTGAACGCACCTTGTTTAATTGTTTGTGTTACTGGTTCATTGTAAGTAATAGTTTCATCAAATACAATTTGTGCATCTGGTAAAGTTCCTCTGTCTATTCTTATTCCAGAAGTACCTAAGCCTACACCTGCTCCAGTTTCACCTTTGTTTAAAGTTATGATATTGTCTTTGATGTCTATGTTTGTAGAACTTACAAAAGTTGTTGCACCCTGTACTGTAAGATCACCTGTAACAATAAATTGTCCAGATGCAACTCCGGTGTCCATAGTAATGGTACCACCTGGTTGAACAGTTAGTTTATAATTTCCGTTTGCAACATTAACAAATTTTGACATTCTATAAATCCTTTAGTTACTGTAGGGGATTGCTCCCCTACAATATATACTAATTACGCATTCGCGAAATCGTCATCATCAGTACCTGCCGCGTCGTCGTCACCTGCTTCTTCTACTTGCGCCGCACCGTCATTGGTTGCAGTTGAGAAGTTCCATGCTACTGACGTTCCTGATAAAGCATTTGATCCTGTACCGTCTGGTGCAATTATAGTTGCTTTTCTACCAGCGATTTTAGAAACTTGATATGTTTCTGAATCATCACCTTTAACAGTGATTGCCATTTCAGTACCAGACAATGCTGATGCTAATTTTCCTGTTGTTAAGAAACGATCATATTCAGTGTCGTCAGCACCGATTGTTGCTACTCTGAATTTTTTTGATCCTAATTGCTTAACGATATGTCCTTCCACAACTGCTGAACCGTTGTGAAATTCTACTTTGATTTCGTTGCCACCCGCAGTTGGCTCTCCGAAAAACTTTTTATTAAGTGGTCTACCCATTTTTTTTCTCCTTTTTTAGAAGTCCGATGCAGGTTCTATCTGCTACGGGGTTTTGTCCCCATAAGTCCACCAAAAATTATGTGGCACACTATCATGACAAAAGTATTTATCCAATATGTAATAATGGATTAGGCTTGCGGACTGTTACGTTTATGAACTCACGAATGAAGTTAAAATTACCGCTTAATGCTTCAAAGAGGTCGCTGTGTAGGTGTTTACTGCACATGGTATAACTTGTACTACCTATCTCTACAAAGTAACTTACAGATACCTTATTTTCACAATATTCAGGGAAAACACCTGATAGAAACAGAGCAGTATCTCCTAGTTCTTTTCCTTTCAATCGATGATTTTGGATTTCAAATAATTCTTGTGCGAAAGTTGTTTTTGGTAAAAAATTTGGATTGTCTATTTTGTCAGCAAGGAGCATTACTACATAGGACTCAATTTCTAATGGCAATTGATAACCCGTAGTCTCGGATGCCTCCTTGACAATGTCGAAAAAGGCCGATGTATATTCGTCCTTCATACATATATTTATCTGGAAAAAGAAAGCAACTATAACACTACTTGGGAGGCCTTGCTGTGAACTCACCTCCAACTTTCGATAAGCAGATCACATCTGAATTTTGCAAGGTTTAGATATGATACCTACTTCCAACCACCTCTGCCTAAACCTAGCCACTTGGCCGCGTAAAAGACTTTAGTGTGCATTACCCCCCTGCCGAAGGGTTGTTCTGCCACAAGTGCTAAGAGTTTATAACTCTCTTAGTTTGTGTTAAAGTTAATATTAATATAACATTGTTTGTAGGAAAAAGCAACCGAAAAATACAAAAAGGTTTACCAAAATATCTATTTTGAATAGCCATAAAAAAAGGGCGACATAAAGCCGCCCTTTTAATAAGTTTACAATCTCTTACGAGAATGTTACGTTTGCTACACTAACTCTTGCTAGGTAGTCTGCCGCATTACCTAATGAAGAAGCAGTGTTGTTCAACTCAACATATCCGTATCTAGTCATGAAAGACACAACTGGTTCGAAAGATGATGGGTCAAGTACAACGCCACTTGACATTAATGGAATGTAAGGACAGTAGAACGCCGCCGCATCTGCTTCTGATGTTCCTTTGTACCCTACTAATACATCAGTTGAATCTGATGCATAAGCGTCAACGTAAACTTTCATTGCACCATTTAAAGTACCTACTAATTTAGTATTAGTTGGTGCTTCGAACGTACCTTCAGTTGTTCTTGCGAACGCTGAAGTTGTTGCAGACTGAAGAACTGTTAACGTATGCGGTGATACCACTGCAAAGTTACCAGCACCACGTCTTGTACGTTGTGCAATTTTGTTTGCCGCTCTGTTTATCATAACAGCCAACGCCGCGTGTTCATCACCCACGAATGTTGCTGTACCTGATACTGCGTTTTGATCGTATTGAACGTCTGATTCAGCCGCACCTGCTAAAGTTCTTAATGAGTTAAGAACCTCTTGGTCGATTTCAGCAGTAATTTCTTGGGCTAATGCCGCCATAATTTCTGCTTCGATATCGATACCTTGCTGTGCTTGTGCATCCTGAGCCGCTTCAAAAGTCCAACGAGCACTCAATTTACGAGTTTTCGCTTCAACTGTTTGTTTTAAGATCTGAATGCTTAAACGCTTACCAGCAGTACCTTCTAGGTTTGCTGTCGCGTCTGCTTTATCAGTAGATCCGCCACCTGAGTAACCTAAACCAATTTGGAAAGGTGATAGTGCTTCTTCGCCTGCTGTTACATCATCAAACGAGTCTGCATATCTTACTCTTAGTGTGTGGATTTGTCCAACTGGACCAGTCATTGGTTGTACACCTACGATTTCATTAGCGATAACCGTTGGCATAACACGTCTAATTACTGGAAGGATAACTCTGTTAAGAGTTGCAACGTTACCTGCGCCTGTGGCACCTGCAGTCGCCGCCTCAGCCAAATACTTTCTAGTATTTTCTAAAGTAGCAGACATTACAGACTTTTTATTGCCTGTTAGGCCTTCGAGCAACGCAACTTTGGTATCCTGCCATTTACTTTCTAAAAGTTCTGACATTATTTTCTCCTTAATTTAATCCTGCAAGTCTTCTAATATCTACAACATTATCAACTTTTGCAGAATTACTTGCACTCGAACTATTTTCTTCTTTATCGCCTGTTATTTCTTTTGCCTCGGTAAGTGTTGCCTTCTTTGCTACTGACTTGCCATCGATTACAGCAGGTAGATATTTGTTGAAGTTACCTTCTAATTTATCTGTTGCTACTGATTCTAGTAAGTCTTGCATAATCTCTTTCTGTTCTTTGCTCAAAGGAGCAACTAGTTCAGAAATTGTTTCTTTTCTCTTTGCGGCTTCAACAGCATTTTTAATCTCAGCGTCTTTGCTTTCAACTAATTTTGCTTTTTTCTCAGCATTCGCGTTCGCTTCCGCAAGTTGTTTATCCTTCAACTCAACCACTTTAAGTAGTTTTGCAGTTTCACTTTTCTCATTCATGTAAGAGTTGTTATACTCTTCTGCAAATGTCTCGAAAATTTTACGACCAAAGTCGTTTTTACGTGCAACGTCGATGTCTTCTTTCAATTGGCTAATTTCATTGTTTAATGTTTTAGCAACTGTTTTCTCGACAACTTTAGCACCTTTTTCGATGAAGGACTGTTTTACTTTACTTAAATGTTCTTTGGCTTCACGAATTAATCTAACCTTCGTCTCTGCCAAATCTTTTTTGTCTTCGTGGAACTCAGCAATTTCTTTTGCAAGAGCATCAACTACAAATTCCTCAAGTTTGCCAAATTTACTTGACATTGCTTTTTGGTCTTCATGTAGTTCAGAAACTTCTTTGCCTAACTGTTCCATTACAAAGCCTTTAAGTAGGTCTGCGTTTTCACGCATTGCTACATGGTACTTTGCTCTGGCTTCAGCAAGTTTTTTTCTATCTTCTGCAAACTCTGAAATTTCTTCGTTTAGTTTTTCATCTAACATTTTTTCCACGGCTTCTACCATATTGGCTTTATCGTGTTCGTATTTAGATGCAAATTCTTCACGCAATTCCGCTGTGATTTGCATTTGATTTTCTTTAACTTTGGCATTCCAAGCCTCTTCGATGTCATTCTTGATCTCTTCCGAAATTGCATTCGTTTCAAAAAGTGATTTTAAAGCGTCTAACATCTGGTTCTCCTTATTTCAAACCTTTAATTACTGTCATTAAAGATTCTTTGATGTACTTCTGTGCCTTTTGATCGCCTTGGACCTGTTTAGCCAAATTTAAAGCCTGATACCCACCACGGGCATTTAGTAAATGCTCATATATTGGTGTCGGATAGGCACCAGGAGCACTTGGTTGTGCTACTACATCCACAGTAATGATTTCAAAATCTGAAACCGTATTGCTTCCGTCTTCGCTAACATTCCCTGAACCTCTTGATGAGACCCCTAATTTAACTCCGCTTTCCAGCATTGTTTTAACTAGGACTCCCATCGGTGTAGGTAATATCTTCATCTTTCCGTAGCCATTTGGTCCATCTGTCCACATTTCTGTGATCATATGGCTTACTCTGTCTAGGTTAATATTAAGTCCTTCTGGATGATCAACCTCGCCAAGAACACTGTATCCTCCGCTTATTTGATCGTTGAGAGTGTTGACAGCCCTACTAATCTCGCTTACAGGATACACTCTTTGGTTGGCGTTTCTGACGCCACCTTGAATACAAATACCTTTTAGGTAAAGGTCTTTGCCTCCCTTATCGTTCTCAGTAGTTTCAACGACCATCTTCGCTTGGTCGAATGTCAAGTTCTCACGTAAGTTTAACATCACTATCCGTTCTTAATATTATGAACCAATAATACTTTTCTTATCAGTTCCTGCTTCGCCACTGCCCTTTTTCTCAGCGCCGTGACCTTTGGAGTCTGCCTTCATAGACTTACTTGCTTTACCACCTGGAACATTCACGTTACCTGCTGAATCTTCTTTTGGTGATGCCGCTGATCCGCCTTTTTCTTCTGCAGAACCGCCTGCTATGTTAGAAGCACTTCCACCCATATCGTTTTTACCCGCTACTGGTGATTTTGCTTTGTTGTCTTCGCCTTTTGGCTCAGCAACTTTTTCTACATACTCACGCATTTGTTCTGTTTGAGATTTTGCAGTTTCCTCAACTTCTTTTTCAGTTGATTCTACTGGCATTTCTTCAACTCCAAGTTCGGAAGTTGGAGCAAGTGCTTCATCTTCCTTTTCTTCGTCGCCCATGTCACCCATTGGCTCCTCAGAATCTTCTTCGTCATCGCCTTTTTCTTCCTTGTCGCCCATCATTTTTTCAAATTCAGACTTAAGGTCGTCTAAAGCGTCTTCTAAATCTACGACTCTATCTTCGATATCTTCGTCGTCTTCACCTTTATCTTCGTCATCCTTATCGCCATCCATTGCGTCTTCAACATCATCAATCATGTCATCTGCTGGATCGCCGCCCATTTCTGGTGCTGGTGCTTCAGGTGTGATTTCTTCAATACCTTCTTCTGTTTTTTCTTCTTCATCAGTTGCTTCAGTAGTTTCTTCATCTTTTTCTTCTTTAGATGCTTCGTCTACTTTGTCTTCTGAATCTTCTTTAGACGCTTCGTCAACTTCTTTGTCATCTTCTTTTGATGCTTCGTCAACTTCTTCGTCTTCTTTTTTCGCTTCTTCAACGTCTAATTCCTTGACGTCGTCCGCTAATAAATTTTCATAAATGTTTCTTGATTTTTCTACTACAATCTCGTGAAATAATTCTTCAGCACCTTTACGGTCTTCAGCAACTAGTTTCTCAAGCATTTCTTCGAATTTGTTACGATCTGCCATTTTGATACCTCCTATAAGTGTTTTTTTGGTAAGGCTGTCAGTAATATTTACATATAATAAAGAAAATGTGCTGAAAATAGGCTCAAAATGCGTTATTTTGAAACCTTAATGTGATTCTATGAACTGCTTACAGAAGTCTGTAACAGTCATATGGGTAAAGTTGCTAAACTTTTTAAGACTTTTTGGACAAAAGTCATCACCCTCTTTTACTACTCGTATATATCTCTTTGTGTGATTTCTCTGGGCAATAATGCCAGTTTGACGTTCCCAGTTGCCATAATAAGTAGCCTGTTCGTTTTCGCCTTTGTAATTTAAAGTACCTGCGTATAGGTTATTCACCCTATCCTCATTACCTCCTGTACCAGTAGTTCCTTTGAAATCAAACCCTAGTATATAAAAAGTATCATGCTGATGGTATGTAGCAAGGTCTAGTGCAGTAGGTCCGCTACTCCAACCCTTGCTTGGATTGAAAAAATTAAGTCCTTTGATGTCCTTGAATGTTTTATTAGGATTTGTCCATACAGGAATACGCATTTGATAGTTGGATTGTGCTATTTCTAACACCATTTTGGCATCAACTGCCACTAGATAGTCACAATCGAAATTTCTATAGATTGCATTGCATCCATAAATTTTTCCGTATTGTCTTAATGGTTCTAATGGAATATCTTTACGACTTGTTCCGTTTCCTAGCACGAATGCTACTGACATTTACTACACCTCGGCTGTATTAGCGGCGATTCCGTACATTTGTCTTACGAAATCTAAATCTTTCTCCTGCTCTTCTTTATGTAGTTCTGATGCCAGTCTCGCCTTGTTGATTTGACGTAAAGTAAGGCGTGTCTTTCTTGTGTCGCTTTTCTTCATGATACTGTCATCCATAGAAGCATCATAGGACTTATCTTCTATTGGTTCCAGTGA